TTGTCTGAGATGATAGAAGAGATGAAAAATATGCTAGATAATAACAAAGAATTATCTGCTGTTGTCTTAACTAAAAATCCAAAATACGGAAGTTCATTAATTCAAGGTGAATCAGAAGATATTTATAAATTACTAAAATCATCAGCTATACAAGACAGTGAGTTTGCAAGGTTAGTTTTTAAAGTAGCCAATGAAATTAAAGATATTCTAAATGTAGACGAACCGCCTGAACATATTAAAAAGATTTTTAATGAAATGGGTGGTGAAAAGTCAAAGAAAATAACACTTTCAGACGGAACTCAAGTTCTTGCTATAAATAGCAATGATATTAATAATATGACTGATAAGGATGTTGATAAGATAATTGACGAAATATTAAAAGGAACAAAAGATCTTGATGAAGAAGAATCCGAAGACTAAAATACAGGATAATGCAGTAAAGTTGAGCAAAAAAAATAGATTTCTATGCCTAGAATGGGCAACAGGGACTGGCAAAACACTTGCTGCATTAAGAATTGTAGATAATATCTTAAAGGATAATTCGGATGCTAAAGGCTATTTGATTTGTAAAGAAAGTACGCATAAGAAGAACTGGATATCAGATATGAAGAAGCATAAGAAAACTAAAGTGTCAAAATCACTTAAAACATCTTTATATGCTTCTTTGAAGAATCAGAAAATTAAAGCTGATTTTATAATACTTGATGAATGTCATGCATTAACGCCATTAAGGTTAAATGCATTGAAAAATATTCTTCAGCGTAATACCCAAATTATATTTCTTTCTGCTACTATTCCTGATGATAAAAAACGTATGATTAATAGTTTTTGTGGAAACAGAATACACTATTATACAATATCATTGAATAAAGCTTTTGAATTAGATCTACTGCCAAAACCATCACTGGTTGTGCATAGAATTAGTTTGAAAACTGAAATAATCAGAGGTAAATATTGGGAATTTAAAGCAAGAGCGCCTAAAAACAAAGCAAGTAACAAGTTTAAATATTGTTCTCACAATGAATTGTTTATTACACTTAAGAATACATCAAAAGAATACGGTGTTATTTGTAAGGGTACTGAGCAGGAATATTATGACGCGATAACAAAACAAATGAGTTACTATCAAGCATTGTCTGAAGACATGGAAATACCTTACCCAGTTAGGACGGGATGTAGAAATAAGTTTCTCAATATAGCTTCACAAAGAAAGAAGTTTATTGCAGAGGTTAAGACACAAAATGTTAAAGAACTGGTTAAGGAATTCAGACTAGATAATGTAAGATTTATATGTTTTACAGGCTCAATTAAGCAAGTAAAAGAACTAGGATCAGATAGTGCAGTACATTCTAAAAACACTAATGAGGTTAATCAAGATTTGATTGATTGCTTTAACAATTTAGAATGCTCTGAACTATTTGCAGTTAAGATGTTAAGAGAAGGAATAAACTTAACAAATATAGAAAGAGGTATTATCACTCAATTAGATAGTGGAATAGGTTCTTTCTTTCAAATGCTAGGTAGGTGTTTAAGACATGAGTTTCCTGAAATGCATTTACTTGTAGTGCAGGATACACAAGACATGGTTTATTTTAATAAATCAATGAATAATTTTAATAAAGAATTTATAACATGGCGTTAATTAAAAATGGATGATATAAAAATACCCGTTGATGATATTGTTAAAAACAAGATATCAATAAATGAATACTTAATACTTTATAATATTGCGAATGGGTTTGTCATAACTGGGATATTAGAAACCAGTTTACAAGCCCTTACGGGATTAGAACAGAAAGGATTCATAAAGGTAAGCAAAGAAGGTTTATTCCTTAGAGATAAGGCATCAATATTCTTTAAATCGAACGATGATTTATTTGTGAAATGGTTAAAAGCCTATCCTACAAGTGTGAAAAAGAAATTTGGAGGCAATAGAGCATTATCTCCTGCAGATCCCGATACAATTCTTGGTCAAAAACTAAGAAAGAAATGGGAGCAGATCTTTAAGAAAGATGTGAAAAAGCAGGAAGATGCAATAAGAGTCTTAGAGCTTGAGGTGAAAGACAAAACAAAATCAGGAGATCTGGAGTACATGGTTGAAGCAACCAGGTGGCTCAACGAAGGATTTCACGAAAAATACTCATACCTGTTAGATCAGGATAGAGGTGATAATATGTACGCTAACGAAGATTATATGTAAGATTATGAATAAATATAAAGCTTACAGATGTAAATCCTGCGGGACAGGTTACACAACAACAGGCAAAGATGCACCTCCCAGTCCTAGATGGAATGATGGTCATGTTTGTGAAATGGCGGAAGTAGAATCGAAACTTAATAATAAAGAAATTTATGGATGAAGAACCTAATAACATAATTGGAAAAGTAAGACAAAGGGTAGATGAGTTAAAGAAGATTAAAGCTAGAAAGGATAGTGGTGCAATATTCTGCATTCCTTTTGAGAACTATCCTAAATTATCTCAATCTGTTCCAGGTGTTGTTCCAGGTATGATACAAATGATTACTGCCAGTTCTGGCGTTGGTAAAACACAAGCTGCAAAAGCTCTATATGTTAGAGAACCTCTTGAATATGCGTTAAAACATAATATCAATTTAAAAATATTTTATTTTGCATTAGAGGAATCAGAGCAAGAGTTTATTGATACGATGATATGTAATTTTATATCTTCAAGATGTAATATCAATATGGATCTATTAACGCTTCAAGGATTTAGAGATAAATCTCTTCCTCAAGATAAAATAGATCTTATTGATAAGTATATTGATGATGTTGAAGCTTTATTGGATAAAGTTGAGATTGTAGATTCAGTGTATAATCCAACCGGTATTTATAAATATTGTAGAGATTATGCAGATAAGCATGGTACACATGTATTTGAAGACAGAGAGTTCATAAAGAATAAAGTTGATGTAAACCCATCAAGTCCTACTTACGGACAGAAGATAACTGTCACTGAGAAAGTTAAGGTTTATAGTCATTATGTTCCAGATGATCCAAATGCTTTTGTTATAGTTATTGTAGACCACATGAGTTTGTTAGTCCCTGAAAAGATAAAGGACGCAAATACAATGATGAATCAACATCAAACTATGGCACATTGGAGTACAAATTATGCTTTAAAGCAGATTACTAAACACTGGAATTGGGCTGTTGTCAATGTTATACAGCAAGAGCAATCAGGTGAGAAAGAACAATTTACTATGAAAGGTGAAAGTGTTCAAAAGAAAACTGAACCATCACTGGCTGGGTTTGCAAATAATAAGGAAATTCAACGAGATGCTAAAGTGGTAATTGGAGTTTATTCTCCAGATCGTTATGGGTTTGATGACTATCATGGTTATGACATTAGAAGATTTAGAGACTGTTTCAGAGCAATGAAAATATTGAAAAATAGGTTTGGCGCTCCGAACAAGTATCATCACTTCTTATTCGATGGAGCAACTAACAGATTCAAAGAACTTCCAAAAGCAGATGAAGTTGATAAAATGTTGTCCTTTGAGATTACAGCAGACAAATTACTAGGAAGAATCGCTCCTCCTAGAAATCCAATGAATTTTGGACAACAAAAATAAATCAATAATGAATACATTATACAAAACTAATAGTAAAATATGAAAGTTTGTTCTAACTGTAAATCTGATAAAGTTCAGATAAAACAATGGATTTTTGCTAACACTGGTAAATTAGCTGGTGGTGACATTGAGCAAGAATATAAGCAAGACCAGTGGTGTCCTGAATGTGAAGAAAATGTTCTTTTTGAAACAATAGAAGATGACATCACAGGGTCATAAACTCAGAATGCTCTCTTTCGGAGCAGTGCAAAATAAGTAACGGACATTGTGTAAAGTCAAAATATTAATGGAAGGATTAAGATTTAATACAGGAAAATTGAAATGGGGATTAGTATCGTGGAAAGCATTAGCTCCTATGGTACAAGTTCTCATGTATGGTGCGCATAAGTACACCACATTCAGAAAAGAAGACGGAACTACTGTAACTGGCGCGCAAATAAGCCCAGATGAAGCTAAGAAATTAGAGGTAGTTAGCTCAGGAGCTAATAATTGGAAATTAGGATTAAGTTACGTAGAAGTAGCTGAAAGTCTTAAAAGACATTTATTTGTTTTCCTTGAGGGAGAAGACAATGATAACGAAAGTAAAATTTCTCACATTGGACATATATTGTGTAACGCAATGTTTTTATCATACATGTTTTTGTTTAGAAAAGACTTGGATGATAGGTATATTGATAAGAACTTAACAAATGAAAAATTGGACAAGTAATGACTTTAGAGATTGGGTAGGAGGATTAAAAACTCCTCAAACACTTACTGATAGTTTAAGACAAGAGATAGCAGATAAATTTGAAGCTATTGTTGATCATCCAGAACATATACTAGCAATTGATTTTGATCTAACTATATGTATGAGTGATTACCCTAAATTAGGGAAACAGCGTCTTAATGCTGGATACGTTATACGTAAACTTTTTGATGAAGGGTTTGGAATTGTAATTAATACTTGTAGGGAAGGTCATGCTTTATCTGATGCTATGCATTGGCTTAAAGAACATGACATACCATATCATTATATTAACTGTAATTTCCCACATTTAATTGAGAAATACGGTGCAGATTGTCGTAAAATTTCTGCAGATATGTATATTGACGATAAAGGTGTCGAGCCTTTGCCTGAATGGGATAGAATATATGACATAATAACTAAAAAATTTAATCAATATAATCGCAGAAGTTAAATATGTTATATCAAATGAAAATGGTATATTTGCTAACAAGAATAAAGTAACAAAAATTAAACAAATTTTAGAAAATGGAAGTAGTAAGTAAAACAAAAAATGCAAGGACTCAAAACAAGGGTATGACTAGAGTTCAACTCATTCAAGAAGTCGAAATGTTAAATGATAATTTATCTGCATTGAGAAATATTAATATGTCTCAAGGTAGAAAGATACGAGAGATGTCATTAAGATTAAAAGAATTGAGTGTAATTTCTAACAAGAAATACTCTTTCTTTTCTTTTAGAAAAAACTTAAGAACCTTGAATACACTTAAATCTATTCTTAATGAGTAAAGACTTTTTTAACAGGAAGCCAGCAAAAGAAATAGCATTACCTGAGCATGATGATTATGATCCCTCTAATGTTGAAAACGACTTGTTGGCTTGTGGAATAACAGACGTAGAAAGTTTTAAGCAAAGACATCATGAATTGTTTAAAAGCTTAATAGTAGATACATCTCAAGAAAATCCAGTTGCTACTGTAGCTAGAAAAGTTGAGGACACATTTACTAAAAGAGAAATAGCTTTCTTGTTGTCTAAGGATATGCTTATAACAGCTTACAATCAAAGTGTAGATGAATCAAAAAAAAATAAATAATTAAATGGCAAGTAAAATTTTAATAACAGGTTACAGTGGGACAGGAAAAACATTTTCATTAGGGACATTAGATCCTAAAGAGACTTTTATTATCTGTCCAGATGAAAAAGCACCACCTTTTAAAGGTTGGAAGAAAAATTATCTTATGAAAACTCCTGAAGGAGTTTTCGACCCTAATATATGTAATTATTTCAAAACTACTGGATGGGATGCTATTAAGAATGCAATGAAATTTGTTAGTTCTAAAAGGCCTGACATTAAGACTATTGTAATAGATACTATTACATACGCAATGATTGCAGAATTTATGGAAAAGGCTAAGACAGTAGGATACACAAAGTTTACAGAAATGGGAGACAATGTGTATAAAGCTTTAAAAATGATTGATGGACTAAGAGATGACTTAACTGTAATAGTTATGGCTCATACAGAAATTAAATCATTTAATGGAGTTGATAGAACTGTATTTGGAGTACCGGGAGGTAAATTAGTTCAGGATGTTGTAAAACCTGAAGGAATGTTTAGTGTTATCTTAGAGACTATTGTCGAGAAGAAAGGTAATGACATTACTTATGGGTTTATGACTCAAAACAACACAACTAATATGGCTAAGAGTCCTGCAGAAATGTTTGGAGGAGAAATCATTCCTAATGATATGAAAGCTGTATTAGAATCTATCCGTAAATATGAAGACGGAGAATAAACAAAAACATTAATAACTTAAAAAACGCATAAAAAATGAATGCAACAATAATCTTTGGAACAAAGAAATTAGGTCAAACGACCACAACAAACACAAGCTCTTCAAATGAGAAATATCCTGACATCCCAGTGGTTACTGTAGAAGGTCAAAAAGGAGCAAAGAAATCTCGAAGAATATTAATAAACTCAAAAGCTGCTTTATTATTGAATTGCCCTCAAGGAGAAGTTCAAAATATAGTATTTGCTTCTGTTGAAATGGGAGAAAACACTCCTAAACAAGTATTGATTACTAACGAATCTTTCCTTCCTCAAGAAGTTGAAGTATCTTATAAGACATCTAAAAATAAAGTGGCTTATGATGAATCAAATGAGAAAGGAAAAGCAGTTACATCATCTCATGCTTGTAATGAAATCTTAACATTTTTAGGTCTTAATGATGAAGGTAATACTGAATTTAAATTAGTTCCTTTTGAGTCTAATGATTTGAAAGCTTTTAGTTTAAGTACTAAAATTGAGGATGATATAATTGAGACTAACAATGCTTCATTATCTGCAAATGAAGTTGTAAATGAGACTATTGCTGAAGTACAAAGAGCTGAAGCAAATTCACCTGTTCTTCAGGAATATAACAGTCCAGAATTGGTAGACATCGAAGATACAATCCAATATGTTGAAGAAAATGAATTAGAAGTAGCTGATGCAGTTGATTCTGATTGGGCATAATTAATTGAATATTTTTTAACAACAGGTAAAGGGAGTGGCCTTAAAACACTCCCAAATTTTAAACAATATAAAAAATTATGAGTGGATTTGCAAAAGGTTCAGAAATTGGAGAAGGCATACAAAGACAATTGTATGTAGGTGCAGAAAATTTTAAAGTTGTTGGAGTTAATCCAACAAAAGAAGAATTGGAAAAAATGTATGGTCGTGAGATCACATTTGATCCAGACTATATCGGAACTACAAAAGTTTCTGATTCAGATGGGGAAAGAGAAGTTCCTCAAGTTAGATTAGATTTCTATCTAGCTAATGAAGATGAGAGTGTTACTACAAAATTACAATTTTATGTAGCAGATACTCACCACAAATCTCAAACTGGTAAATATAAAGTTATTAATGCATTTGGTAGAGACACTTGGTTAGACTCTGATTCTATTAAGACTAAAATCATTCCTGACAATATGCAGTGGTATCGTTCAGAAGGTGTTAAAGTTGCAAAAAGAGGAGAAGTTGAATTAGTTAGCTTTTTGGTTAATCTATTAAATCTTCCTTTTAACTTAGACAAAGTTGAAGATATTGCTAAGGCTTATGCTAGTATTGATAAAGATGAGTGGACTAAAATCTTTGCAGGTGATTTTACATTATTACGTAACATCATTACTAACACCAACAACAAAATTGGTGTATTATTAGGTGTTAAAACCAAAGTAGATGGTAAATTAGTTCAGACTACTTTCAACCGTCACACTATGCGTCAATACATAATTTCAAGCAACAAAGCAGAAAAATTCAAATATCTTCTTAAAGATTTAGATGAATCTGTAGCTGCTGGTGCATTTGGAAATGTTGATTTTGGCCCAAGAGATTTATCTTTGCGTGAGCATAATATTTCTCCAACAGTTATCTCAACAGAGAATGCTAATCAATTGGATGTATTTGCTACTGCAGGTGTATCTGATGATGCAGTTTCTGATGATGCAGACGATTGGTTAAACGGTTAATACCAAAAGAGTAAATTTAGGAAAGGGCTATTAATACAATAGCCCTTTTTCTTTTAACTTAATTACAAAACTATGTCATTTGCAAGAAGTAAACAACATAAATTATTACCAACAAGTGATAGGATACTAAATTGTATTACTGATTTAGATATATTTCAGTATTACTTAGGAGGAATTCCAAGGAAAGCAATAAGCAGTCCGTTAAGGGAAGACACTAATCCTTCATTTAGTCTATTTCATAGTGAAGTTTACAACAAAACATTCTTTAAAGATTTTGGAACCGGTGAATCTGGTGATTGCTTTTTATTTGTGATGAGATTATTTAATCTTAGAACCAAAATAGAGGTATTTAATAAGATTGCCTCAGACTTTGGTTTAGACCAGTTTGAAATAAACTCATCCCATAATACTCTTTCGAGACAAACTTTTGTAAGTAAGCCAAACAGAGAAAATACTCTTAAAACTACAAAAGTAAGAATAAGTGTTAGAGTTAGAGATTGGGAGCTAAAAGACGCATTATATTGGAAAGATAAGTATGGCCTTAGTAAGGCTCAGCTAGAATATTGTAAAATATTTCCAATTTCTCATTTCTTTATTAATGGATTTTGTACACAAGCTATAGATATAGCCTACGCATTTGTAGAAGAAAAAGATGGCATACAAACATTTAAAATATATCAACCTTATGCAGATAAGGATGATAAATGGATCAACAATAATGATTATTCTGTTTGGGAGTTATGGACTCAAATGCCAGATAAAGGTGAAACCCTTATAATAACTAGTAGCCGTAAAGACGCGGCTGTAATAAAAAGTCTTTTTCCTTCTAAAAAGATAACTTCATGTTCACTACAAAGTGAAGGAGTACACGCAAAAAAAAGTGTAGTCAAGGAATTGAAAGAAAGATTTAAAAATATCTTTGTCTTGTATGATAATGATTTTAACAATGAAGTAAATAGAGGTAGAGTTTCAGGTGAAAAAATATGCAGTGAAACTGGATTCACTCAAATTGAAATACCAGATGGTTATCTAGTAAAAGACCCATCAGATTATAGAAATAAATTTGGTGGTAAAGCCACAAGAGAACTCATCTTAAAGTTGATAAAAAAAAATTAAGAGAGTAAATTATTAACAAAAAAAATAACATTAAAAACAGATCATGATAACAAGAACAATCAACACAAATTTGATGAAAAAAGAAGAGACATTTAGAGTAATGGCTCTTGGTGAAGCAGTGAATACGCCTATATTATTAATTGGCCCTCCTGGAGTAGCAAAAACTGCTGCTGTAATTGACTTTGCAAAAGCATCTTTAGGTAAGCTGAGTGGTACAGACTTATTCTTATTAGAAACAGATGAAGGAACTAAATCTAATGCTGTAAAAGGTAATATAGATATAGAAGCCTTAACTACCACAAATAAGTACAAAATAAACTCTCCAGTAACAAAAGCAAAAGTAGTTGTTATTAATGAGATTGATAAAGCATCAGCTTCACTAAGGAATAGTTTATTGGGTATTATGAATGAAAAAGTATTGTTTAATGGTACAGAGAAAGTCCCTTGTCAATGGACAAACTTTATTGCAACCTGTAATGAAATTCCTGATGATGAAATTGATTCTCCATTTTGGGATAGATTCTTAATCACACATGAGGTAACTAGATTATCTCAAGATGAGATGCTTAAGTACTACGCTAAAGGTGGAAAAGAATTCAGACAATCTCATACAATCAATATGCCAGATGAAGCTGATATAAGTAAAATATCTTTATCTGCAGAGAAATTAAGAAAGATACTTGATGTATGTCATTCAGATCTTTCAGACAGAGCATTATCATTTTTACCAATTTTGATAAAAAATGTAATGATAGTATGGGGTCTTAATGAAGACAGAGGAATCGTTAAAACTACTGAGTTATTAGTAGGAAAAGATAAAGCTAAAGAACTTGCAAAAACTCTTGTTCCTAAAGAAATAAGAGAGTTATATGATATTATTGATGCTATCGGTCAAACATTAAGCAATGATGAGTATAACAGGCAATACGATAAGTTGGAATTAGCTTATGGCCAAGCTACCGCTAAAGGTTTATTAACTAAAGACGATGAAGAGGATTTGAAAAGAAGAATCAGTGATGAAGAATCTAAATTAGATTTCTTAAAAACTGATGATGACGCTAATGTTTTAGACGTATTAAATAGTTAATATGAGTTTCTTTGATAGAAAGGATGGATCAGATAACAAATTAGGGAGTGTAAAAACTCCCTCTTTTGATCCATACAATAGATACAGAAACTCAGGTAGTGGTATCTTAGGATTTAGAAAAGATAAACATGTCGTTATTCCTGGAGTTACTTCTTATGAAGAAAGAAGTTTAATGAAGATTAAAGAATATGTTAAAAAAGAGACAGGGAAACCCTGTACTTTATCACAAGAACTTATTAATGATGTCTATAGTATTTATGTTAATGATGATGTCAAAAGAAGACCACATGACAAAAGTAATACTATAAGGCATGATGTTCTTGATAAAGTTTATGACTCTCTTACAAAAATTGTTACTGTTGATTCACCTTTATATACTCAAATGTTAACTAGAGAACTTGCATTAGTATTGCAGAAAGTTGACGATGAGATTAGAGAACAGCAACAAGAACAAGGAGATGGAGATGGTCAAGGTGAAGGTCAGGGACTAGAATCAGAAGGTGAAAAAGACGATGAAGGAGATGGAAATGGTGAATCTCAAGGTCAAGGTCAAAGTGACGGACAAGGAGATAGTGAGCAGAATTCCAATAATGAGAATTCACCTGGTAAAGGCGCTGGAAAACAATCTGGTGGAGGAACCAGAAAGTCTATTGAGGATATAGTCTCTAATGCTTTAAATAAAGCAGAGAAGGATATAGAAAAAGCCAAAAGTAATGCAGACAAAAAGATTAAGGATTTAAAAGATCAGTTAGGTAAAGAAGCAATGAAAGACCTGATGAATCAAGATCCTGAATTTTTGGAGAAGATAGATGAGCTTAAAGATAGGTTAAGAAAAGTTTCTATAAGTAAGGATAGTATTCGTAAAGTTTTAGAAAAAATACTTAATGAATCTATGAATTATTTTTCTGCTAAATATAAAGTTGTCGAGGAATCTCTATTTGAGTGTGAAGAATGTGATGACCTGTTTGGTCTTGAGCTTCTTCATCCGATATTTAGAAATGCTGAGATAATGAATGCTGGTAATGAAACTAAGATTTATAAGGGTAAGATAGATTTATATCTTGATTGCTCTAGCTCAATGACTTCTATGGCAACATTTGAAGATACTGATATTAGAATGATTGACCTTGCAAAAGGAATAGCTATGGTATTATATAGAATGAATCTTATTGAAAACCTGTATTTCTTTAATGCTGGTTTAATTCCGATAAATAATCCTAATGAAATATCTATTCTTTCTTTTTCGCGAGGAGGAGGAACAAACTTTAATAATGTTGTTTCAAACATCAAGAGAAATGGGAATAATTCTGTAATAATCACAGATGGATATGATGGATGTCGTGAATATGACAAACAGGCTTTTTGGGTCGGAATTGGTGGAACTCAATTTCATAATGATGATGCCTTTAAGACTTACAGGCACTCTAAACAGTGCGTTTCGTATAACTCTCAAACTAGCAGGTTTGATTATTGCAAATAAATCATGGCTCTTAAAGAAAGAAATATGGGTAGGTTTGCAAATAAGTTTTGCAATGTTGTTGAGGAGCTAATAACTCTTGAGGAGTTGGGATTTAAAGAAGATGGACACCATAGATGGAATTATATATTATATCAACATGGTTCATTTTCTAAATCCCTTCTTGCCTCTGGGGATTATTTGTATCTGAGAGATCAGAGTGGGGATAAATATACAGATGTCGATATTTGTGTATTATGGAGCCGCGATATTGCGGCTCCAATTTGTAAACAAACTATAGAACAATTTATTAATTTATTAACAAAAGGAAATGTTAGAAAGAAAACAACCGGTTGAAATGATATTCATACCTGGGAACATTCCAAGCTTAAAGAACAGTAAGGTTAAGACGAGTAGAGGAATCTTCTCGTCTCCTACTGTATCTAAATTTCTTAGGTCTATAGGTATACAAGAATTTAACTCTCGTAAGAAGACAGT